TGATGGATCACTCGATCAAAGATTTATTTTAGACAATCCTTTCATAGATGCGTCTACAATTGTAGTACGTGTAAGAAGTTCAAGTGATAATGGTAAAGGAACACTATACACAAAGGTTGATAATATTTTAAATATAGATTCTACATCATCTACATTTCTAATTCAGGAAGTTCAGGACGAAAAATACGAACTTTTATTTGGAGACGGTATTTTTGGTCGAAAACTTGAAAATGAATCTGTAATAGATGTTAGTTACATTGTTACTGACGGAAAAGATGGAAATGGACCTTCATCATTTACATTTGCAGGAACTTTAGAAACTGCTCCTAATTCTACTGTCAATTTATCATCCTCACCAACAATAAATGTCGCTTCTGGTGCCTCTAATGGAGGTGATATTGAATCAACTGACTCAATTAAGTACTTTGCCCCTCGACTCTATTCATCACAGTACAGGGCGGTTACAGCAAGGGATTACGAAGCAATAATACAGCAAATTTATCCAAACACTGAAAGTGTTTCTGTTGTTGGAGGAGAGGAAATTGATCCACCACAATTTGGAACTGTGTTTATCACAATAAAACCACAAAATGGTGATTTTGTATCTGATTTTGACAAAACTCAAATACTATCAAATTTAAAAAATTATACCCTAACAGGAATTACTCAAAAGATAGTTGATTTGAAAGTTCTTCATATTGAAATAGAATCATTCATATACTATGACTCAGCAAAAGTTGTAAATGTTGAAGAATTAAAAACCAATGTAATAAATGGTCTGACAACTTATTCAAATTCCACAGAAATTAATAAATTTGGTGGTAGATTTAAGTATAGTAAAGTTTTAAGTGTTATTGATAACATTGAAAATTCTATTACATCTAATATCACAAGAGTTCGAATTCGAAGAAATTTAAATGCTTTAATTAATCAATTTGTACAATATGAACTTTGTTTTGGTAATGAGTTTAATGTTAAGTCTGAAGGATTAAATATTAAAAGCACAGGATTTAAAATTGCTGGAGAAAGTTCAACTGTATTCTTAACAGATACTCCAAATGCCGATAAACTCACTGGTGTAATTTCAATTGTGAAGAAAGATATTGTTAATAGTGAAAAAATTATTATTGTTGAAAATGCAGGAACTGTAGATTACATTAAAGGTGAGATAAATTTAACTACCGTTAATATTACATCAACTGAAAAACCAAACAATGTAATCGAAGTTCAAGCTTTCCCAGAATCTAATGATATCATAGGTCTTCAGGATTTATACTTGAAATTTAACATCGAAGATAGTCTCATAAATATGGTAAAGGATACAATTTCGTCAGGAGATCAAATATCAGGTGTTGGATACAAAGTTACATCAAGTTATACCAATGGTAAATTAGTAAGAGGATAATATGATAGGTACTGGTATTGATACAAGAATAAAAGTTCAACAAATTATTGACAATCAACTTCCAGAGTTTATATTGTCTGAAAATCCTGAAGCGGTAAAATTTTTAAAACAATATTACATTTCTCAGGAATATACTGGAGGTCCGATTGATTTAGTTGATAATTTAGATCAATATTTAAAGTTAGATAACTTAACTTCAGATGTTATTAAAGGAGAAACATCTCTTGCGGTTGGTATTGGAACTACATCTAAAACTATAACAGTCACTTCTTCAAATTCAATTAAGGATTCATTTCCAAGTGAATATGGATTGTTAAAAATTGGAAGTGAGATTATAACATATACAGGAATAGCAGGTACAAATACTTTTACTGAGTGTAAGCGTGGTTTTAGTGGAATTACATCTTTTAGAGATTCTAATAATCCATCTGAAATTGTTTTTTCATCTTCATCTGCAGAATCTCATATTGAAGGAGTAAAAGTTGAAAATCTAAGCACTTTGTTTTTAAAAGAGTTTTATAAAAAACTTAAGACTACATTTACACCTGGATTAGAGAATTCTGATTTTGTATCAAATTTAGACGTAAACAATTTTGTAAAGGAAGCAAGAACATTTTATGAATCTAAAGGAACAGAGGAGTCCTTTAGAATTTTATTCAATGTTTTATTTGGAGTAACACCAAAAGTAATTGATCTTGAAAATTATCTGGTTAAACCATCATCAGCAAGGTATTTAAGAAGACAAAGAGTAGTAGCAGAAAAAATATCTGGTGATCCTTTAAATTTAAAAGGTCAAACTATATTCAGGTCAACAGATTTATCTACAACTGCATCTGTTTCTGAGGTTGAAGTTTTATCAGGTATATCTGGAATATCCACATCTAAAAATTATTTTATTTTAGATTTATTTGTTGGATTTGATGATGAAGAATTTATAACAGGAACCTTTGATGTCACTGGTAAAACAAGATCAATTGAAAATGTTAGTAGTGGATCAAGTGTTATAACAGTTGACTCTACAGTTGGATTTGGAACAACTGGTACAATTACCTCTGGTCTTTCTACAAATATTACATACACTAATAAGACAGTCAATCAATTTTTAAATTGCTCTGGAATTCATGTTGATGGAATTCATTTAGGTGACGATATTAGTGAAAATGATAATATTTTTGGATATGAGAATGGAAATTTATCAAGTAAATCTGAATTGAGAATAACAGGTGTTTTAAATAAATTTATTCCTGCTGAAACAAACAAACTATCTTTAGAAGGAGAAACAATAAATGTAAAGAGTATGGGTGAAATTATAAAAAACCCATCTTCTGATAAAAGTAAAAAAGAGATATTTGCCAATTCTTGGATATACAATACAGCATCTTCTTATGACATTAATGAATCTACTAGAGGGTCAATAAGTGAATTTAGGTTAAAATCAAAAATAGATAAGTCTAGTTTGAAGAAGGGTGATACAGTTCAAATTTTAGAAAAAAAGAATGTTTCCTTTTCTTTAGGAAATGTTGTTGCCACTTCAAAAATACAAACTATAACAGTTGGTGGTAATGATAATAAAATAACATTAGAAGATGCATTTGATTTTAGTCCTTCAAAAAGATATGCAGTTCGAAGAATTCTCAAAAAGGCAGTAAGTGCTGCAGCACCAATTGAATTTGGTAATAATATTTTAACTTCAGACGTACAAAATGTTTATGATGAATCTGATGAAAACATATATGTAGCAAGTGGTTCATTACCATCACATACTATTTTAAGAAATCTCTCTGAGATTGCGATTCCTTCTGTTATAGAAAATACTACTATACAAGGTTTTAATACACTAACCAAAAAATATTCAGTAATTTCATTTAGTTCAAATATTCCTTTTGTAACAGGAGATAAAATATATTATCAATCGTCGGATCCTCTAGTCGGATTAACACAAGGTTTTTATTATATTAAAAAAATTGGCGACAATAAAATAAAATTATTCCAAGCACCAGCTTTCATAAAGGCAAATGATTTTATTGAATTTGGTGTTCCTACTAATACAAATAGATCACATACTTTTACGTTAGCAAGTCATTATGGTAAACAAATATCTACTCAAAAATTATTAAAAAAATATCCACTAAATGTTCAACAGAATTTAGGAAAAGGTTCAGAAACAGTCAGTGGTCCTATTGGAATGTTAATAAATGGTGTTGAAATAGAAAATGGAAAATTTTCTGATGCAATATTTCATGGTGAGGTAGATAATTTTTCAGTTATTGGTTTTGGAACTGATTATGATATTATAAATCCACCTGCAATTGAGATTGAAAATGTATCAACAGGATCAACTCAAGCACTTGTAAGTCCTATTTTGAGTGGGGACATAGAAGAAATTCAAGTTGATCAACAAAGTTTTGATATTGAAGATGTAGTTTCAATAAAATTAACAGGTGGTAATAGTGGGGAGGCAGTTCTTCAACCAGTTCTTCGAAAAAGAAATAGAGTTTTAGAATTTAGTGGTGTTACTAGTTTCTTTGGTGGTGGTATCGATACTTATTCAGAAACTGTAACCTTCTTCAATCCACACAATTTAAATAGCGGTCAAGTTTTAGTTTATGATAAAAATAAAAATACTCCATTAGGAATAGGAGTATTTAAAGGAAGTAATCTTTCTAATACTGAAAGTTTAGTTGACGGTGAGCAATATTGGCCAGAAGTTGTAGGATTATCTACAATCAGACTTTATAGAAATGAAAGCGATTATGTCAGTGGTATCAATACTATAGGATTTACTGAAATTGCTAAAAATGGAGTTCATAAATTTAGAATAAAAGAGGGAAAAAATACATTATCTAGTATAAGAATTATAAAATCTGGAAAACCATATATTAATCAAAAGGTATTTGTAAATTCAACTACTGGAATATCTACTCATAAATCAACAATTACATTTGAAAATCATGGATTTTTAAGTGGAGAAGTAATAGACTACAAACCATCTGTAGGACTAGGAACAACAACACCTCAATCTATAACAGGGTTATCTACATCTACTCAATACAAAGTAATTAAAATTGATGATAATGTTTTTAGAGTATGTGATGTTGGTATTGGTGCGACTGACAATACTAATTTTATCTCCAAAAATTATGTTAATCTTAAGACAAAAGGAACAGGATATCAATTATTTAAATATCCAGATATAGAAATTTCAATTGATGCAATATATTCACTACCTACATCTGAAAAAATTAATTTAACACCTGTAATCAAAGGTAAAATTGTAGATGTTTCATTGTATCAAAAAGGAACTGGATATGGAAGCACTGACATTGTAAATTATGAAAATAAACCAAATATCTTAATTAAAAATGGAGTATCTAGACCTGGTAAAAATATTAATCCTTCACTGAATCCAATAATATCAAATGGAAAAATTATTGCTGTTAATATTCAAAGTGGTGGTGATGAATACTATTCAACTCCAGATTTAACTGTAATTGGTAATGGTGTTGGTGCATCATTAAGAGCAGTAGTTGACAGGGATGAAAAATCTGCAACTTATCTAAAAATTATTAATGTAGTTATTTTAAATAATGGAATTGGATATGATTTCAATCAAACTAGTATTAGAATAACTGAGAGAGGAAAAAATGCTGTATTTAGTTCATCAATTAAAAAATTAAATTTAGTTGGTATTCAAACATCTAGCCCATATGATCAGAAATATCAAGATGTGTCGTTAATACCATCTGATAATCAATTAAAATATTCTGTTGTTGGATATTCTACTCAGATAGGTCAAGATGAATTTAATGATATACCTGGTGAGCATTCTCCTATAATTGGATGGGCATATGATGGAAATCCAATATATGGACCTCGTGGATATAGTGATCCCTTTGATAACTCATCATCTATTAAAATATTAGAGACTGGATATAAAATACATTCTAATATTAAAGATAGAAAAAAATTAGATTTTGAACTTGGATTTTTTGTTGATGATTATACATATTCACCAACAACTTCAACTGATTTAGATGAACATAATGGTAGATATTGTCGAACACCAGATTATCCCAATGGAGTTTATGCTTACTTTGCAAGTATTAATTCAGCATCTCAAAAACCAGTATTTCCATATTTTATAGGTAAAACTTATAGATCAAATCCTAGTGTTGTAGACTCTCTTTCAACTATAACTCAATCTTTTGATTTTAATAATTCAAAATTAACTAGAAATACTTTCCCCTATAAAATGAGCGATTCTTCTGCTAATAATGATTTTATTGTAGAATCAAATGAAATATTGCCACAATCAACAAAAGTTACATCAGTTTCTCAGGGTTCTGTAGACAATCTTCTAATATTAGAATCTGGAGAAAATTATAAAGTAAGTGATAGTGTTACATTTGATAATAGTGGAACAGAGGGCACTGGAATAAGTGCTCGTGTTAGTAAGATTGATGGTAAATCAATATCAGAAATTAATACAAATTATGAATTGTTTGAAAATGTTACTTTTATAAGAAAAGATGATGAAACTGTATCAGTATTTGTTCCCGATACTCATGAATTTGAATTGGGAAATAATTTAATATTATCTGGTTTATCCACAGATATCAAATCTACATCTGGAATTTCTTTAATTGGAAATCATAGAGTATCTGCTATTTCAACTGAAAGTACCGTATTATATAAACAAATGTCATCAAATTCAGTTGCAGGTATAGTAACTGATATATTTGTGTATAAAACAGATGTTATCTCAATTGGTAGTAGTATTGGAATTGGAACTGAAAAATTAATAGTTTTAAATAAATTTGACGATAGAAATATATTAAGAGTTCAAAGAGGTATAACAGGTACAGCACATACCTTATCATCAAAGGTCGATTTAATTCCTAGTTTCTTTGACATATCTTTTAAATCCAATTTCTTTAATTCTAAGGTTGATGATATTGTATACTTTAATCCTAGACAATCTATTGGTATTGCTACAACAGTTGGAATTACATCATCAATAACAGTATCTGTTGGAGATACTTCAAATTCAGTTTCTGTTCCAGCACAGAGCATTTATCTACCAAATCACCCATTTAAAACTGGACAACAAATTACCTTTAAGACTGATGGTAACAGTGTTCTTGAAGTTTCTAGAGATGGTTCAGTTGGACAATCTTTTAACATACCATTTTCAGGAACAAGTCAAACTTTATTTGCGATAAACAAGTCTTCAAATTATATCGGAATAGTAACTCAAGTAGGTTTAATAACTTCAACTAATGGATTATTTTTCAGAACTAATGGTGATAATTATTTTAAATATAGATTCGAATCTAATTACAATAAAGTGATTGGAAACCTTGAACGAATAAATTCAAAAGTCACCTTAAGCACTTCACATACTTTAAGAGTAAATGATATTATTAGTTTAGATATAGATTCTAATAGATCTGTTGGTATTGGAACTTCTAATGCTGTTAGAGTCAAATATAATTCATTGATTGATAGTTTACTTATAGATCAGATTGGATTTACTTCTGCTAGTATTAATATCTCCACTAATGTGTTAACGTTAAATTCGCATGGATTAGAAACAGGAGATAAAGTTTACTATGATGCAACTGATACAATTGCTAGTGGACTCAGTACAGGAGCATATTTTGTTTACAAATTAGACAGCAATAATATAAAATTATCAGAAACACGTTATAATTCTACCTCTGTTCCCCCAAATGTTGTAAACATAGTATCAATTGGTGGATCTGAACATCAGTTATCTTTAATTGATCCTCCAATAGAAGTACTAAGAAATAATAATTTAGTCTTTGATCTTTCAGACTCTTCATTAGCAGGATTTGATTTTAAAATATATGAAGATAATGATTTTAAAAATGATTTTGTTTCTACAGGAACAACTTCTATAAATGTAGTTACCACAACAGGAACTATTGGAGTTACTCCAACAGCATCTTTAACAGTTAACTATACAGATGATAGTTTATTAAATTTATTTTATAATGTCGAGAAATCTGGATTTATAAGCACATCTGATTTTGATGTTCCAAATGCATTAGAAATATCATATGTTGATAGTAAGTATAATCAAGATTACTCAATAGTTGGAGTAGGAGAAACTACTTTTGATATTAGATTATCAGAAAGACCAGAAATTTTAAAATATGATACTGATAATACCAATAAATTAAAATATTCTACATTATCAAAAAATGATATAGGTCCTATAAATCAAATTCAATTAGTGTCTGGTGGATTTGGATATAAATCAACTCCTAAATTTGTTAGTGTTGCTTCAACTCAAGGTATCAGTGCTAAATTATTACCAGAATCTTCAGAATCTAATAAAATTACTGATGTAGAAATATTGAATGTTGGATTTGAATACGCATCTGATAAGACTTTAAGACCAATAGCTAATTTATCACCAGCAATATCTTTAAAAGATTCTGATAAAGTTACTTCAGTTTTAGTTAAAAACGGTGGTGAAGATTATGTAAATGAACCTGAATTAGTAATTCAAGATATTGATACAAAAGAAATTGTAAATAGTGGATCTTTAAAAGCAAATATTAGTCCAGCATCACAATCTATTACATCTGTAGATGTAGTTAATACACCTTTTGGTATAGGTAATTGTGAGGTCTTTACTAAGAATAATACAAGTGGAATACCAATTACAAATATAGCAATTGGATCAACAATTGTTACTAATAATGTTACTGGTATAGTTACTATAACACTTGCTACTCCTATTTTAGGATTTTCAACTGCACCATTTGAAGCAGGAGATACGATCTTTGTGGAAAATGTGGAAAATGAATATGGAGATACTTTCAATTCTCCTGTTAATAAATTTGCGTTTTATCCAGTTGAAAGAGTAATTGGTGGTTTCAACCCTAACCCATTTAAATTAGAATTTAATATTCATGGAGTGGTTTCAAATCCTGGATTAGCAAAAACTATCCAAACTTTTGGATCTGTTATTAATTTCAAAAAATATCCAAAATTCACTGTTGTAACTAAATTATCTCAATTTGTCATTGGAGAAAAACTTTCAGTATCAAGAAATAATGGAGAATTTAATAAAGTTGATTTAACCGTTGATAGAATATCAAACAATTATATAAAAGTTATAGGTAATTTTGATTTAAAACTTGATGACAAAGTAAAAGGGATTTCCTCTGGAACGATAGGAACTATAAACACTATATTTAATAATAAAGGAGAATTTAAGGTTGATTTTTCATCTGAAAAATTACTTGGATGGGCAGATAATGTTGGTAAATTAAATCAAGATTATCAAGTTCTTCCTGATAATGATTATTATCAAACACTATCATACACAATTCAAAGTCCGATAGAATATCAAAAATTAGTAAGTCCTGTTAATAAGTTACTTCATACAACTGGTCTTAAGAATTTTGCTGATGTTGGAATTAGTTCCTTTGTTGGTGTTGGAAGAACTGCAGTCGTTGATTCATCAACAATTATCAGAGACTTGACAACAGAAAATAGAGTTGATGCGATTGATAATTTTGATTTAGTTCAAGATGTTGATGTTATAACAAATCCACTTAGATCAAAATTTATTACTTTTGAAAATAAACGTCTTGCTAATTTCTTTGAATGCTCTACAAATAGAGTTTTAACAATAGATGACATAAGTGGACTCTTTAAAGAATCTACAAATAATGCTAGTACTGATGGAAATTTAACTCTTGTCAATTCATTTGATAGATTTTTAGTTCAAGCAAGAGTTCCATCCAGTGGAGCAGCATCTACAACAAATATTCTTCAAGCAACTGAATTAATTACATCCATAGATTTTATTAATGAAGATGTGTTTACTATTCAAAAAGGATCTATAGAAGTCGAATCTAAATTAATTGATATCATTGGTAATGATATTGGAGCTGGTGCTTTTAGTTTAAAATTTA